ACAAGGAACTGTCAAGCCTGTAGAGCGCAGGCGATTGAACAACCAGCAAAACATTACAGCGTACTGTATCCCTGTTAAAGTCAGACCAAACATACAATTCTATGACTGATATGGCAGCAAAAATATTAGAAGACGGTAGTGAATACGCCGAATACGATGCGGATGGCGATGGCATCGTTACTGATGAAGAGCTACAGACAAGCAAAGAGTTGCAAGAGCTACGTTTGCGGCACGAACGAGCAGACGCTCAACGTGCTATGTCATGGTTTGCCCTCTGGGGGATGCTGCTCTACCCATCTCTAGTGGTGGTCAGCGAGTTCTTTGGGATGAACCAAGCGGCATCTATCTTGGGCGATATGGCAGCGGTCTACTTTGTCTCTGTCGCAGGCATCCTAGCTGCATTTTTTGGCGCACAAGCATGGTCAAATAGGAAATAAATTATGAGTTTAGTCGGACAACTAATTGGGCCAGTTACAGGACTGCTTGATAAGTTCATAGAGGACAAAGATCAGAAGAATGCGCTGGCACATGAGATCGCAACGATGTCGGAGCGCCACGCGCAGGAAGCATTAAAAGGCCAGCTAGAAATCAACAAGATGGAAGCTGCACATAAGTCTTTATTTGTAGCGGGCTGGCGACCTGCCATCGGCTGGATCTGCGCTCTGGGCCTGCTCTACAACACCATCATTGCCAACATAATCAGCATCTGGGTAGATGTGCCAGAAGTAGATACAACGCTTCTCGTGCCCGTTATGATGGGTATGCTTGGCTTGGGCGCTATGCGTTCATATGAGAAGGTCAACTCCGTAGCACGGGAGAAGTAATGAGTAGCTTGGTTGAAATGATTAAACGCCATGAAGGCGTCAAATCCAAAGTTTATTTGTGCTCCGCTGGCTATGAAACCATAGGCGTTGGCAGAAATATCTCAGAGTCGGGCCTTGGGCTATCTGACGATGAAATTGAATACTTGTTGTCGAATGATATAGCGCGAGTAAAAAGCGAGCTTGCAGATACATATTTTTGGTTCAACGGCATCAACGAAGCGCGTCAAGATGCAATGATTGATATGTGCTTTAACCTTGGTCTGACCAGATTGCGTGGGTTTGTAAAGGCTCTTGAGGCTATGTCGCGTGAACAGTTTGATATAGCTGCTGATGAATTTATGGACAGCAAATGGGCGCAGCAAGTTGGCATGCGTGCTGTCCGAGTTACTGAAATGATTCGATCTGGGGAATATCAATAATGCCACTACGTAAGTTAACCCTACGCCCCGGCGTGAACAAAGAAGTTACACGATATGTAGATGAAGAAGGCTGGGCGGACTGTGATAAAGTACGCTTTCGTGCCGGGTACCCCGAAAAAATAGGTGGGTGGCAACGCATATCAAGCCAAACCTTTCTTGGGCTATGTAGGTCATTACATAGCTGGGTTACGCTATCCAATCAAAAACTAATAGGTGTGGGCACTAATCTAAAGTTCTACCTAGAAAAAGGTGGGCTGTACTACGATGTAACTCCTGAACGCACTCCATCTGGCGTATCTCTTACTAACCCTTTTACGACTGTTAGTGGGTCTACTACTGTTACTGTTACAGATGCTAATGGCGGGTATATAAACGGTGATTTTGTTACGTTTAGTGGAGCATCTGCTGTGGGTGGGTTGACCTTAAACGGAGAGTTTCAGATAACGTACTCTACCGGCAACACCTACACTATAGAGTCAAGCAGTGCAGCTTCATCGTCTGCTACTGGAGGTGGGTCTGTAACAGCTAAATATCAGATAAATGTAGGCCCAGAAGTGGAAGTGCCCTTGGTAGGTTGGGGTGCCGGTGCTTGGAACGCAGGTACTTGGGGCAACGGAGAAGAGACATCTATCGACTCTTTACGTTTATGGAGTCAGTCTAACTTTGGCGAAGATCTTATATTCGGTTCACGTAACGGTGCGATCTTCTATTGGGATGCGTCCAATGCTGATGGACTCAATGGCAGAGCTGTAGCGTTGTCCGCATTATCTGGTGCATCTAACACACCAACTATACAAAACTTTATACTTGTCTCTGACGTTAGTCAGTTCGTGTTTTGTTTTGGCGCAAATACAATTGGCACGTCTATACAAGACCCCCTGCTTATTCGATGGTCAGACCAAGCGAATGCTGCACAATGGACTCCCGGTTCGACCAACCAAGCAGGTGATATAAAACTGTCTCAAGGGTCTGAAATAGTAACCGCATTACAGTCACGCCAAGAAATTTTGGTTTGGACAGATGCTGCTATGTACGGACTGCAATACTTAGGCGGTGCACTAGTCTGGGGTACGCAGCTAATTGCAGCCAACACATCCATAATTTCACAAAACGCTGCTGCGTATTCAGATGGGGTAACTTATTGGATGGGTACAGACTCCTTCTACATGTACGACGGTAGAGCTAGAAACTTACCCTGTGACCTTAAAAGACATGTGTTTAATGATCTTAACTACGAACAAGCAGAACAAGTCTTTGCAGGCACAAACGAAGGGTTTGATGAAGTCTGGTGGTTTTACCCATCAGCTAGTTCAACCACTGTAGATAAGTATGTTGTGTACAATCATGCACAAGATATTTGGTATTTTGGTAGTTTAGCTCGCTCTGCATGGCTAGATACGGGTATAAAGCAGTTCCCCGTAGCGGCTACGTACAGCAACAACTTAGTTACTCACGAAGATGGGTTAGATAATAACGAGAGCGGTACGAACACAGCTATCACTGCATTTATAACTTCTGGCGAGTTTGACATAGAAGATGGCGATAGATTTTCGTTTGTACGTCGAGTGCTGCCAGATATAACCTTTAATGGATCTACTGCGGACAGCCCTACAGCTACGCTAGAACTTCTGCCACTACAGTCTTCAGGTTCAGGGTATAGCAGCCCTGCGTCAGAGGGTGGAAGCAGTAGTGGCTCCGTCGTAAGGTCTGCAACAGTACCTGTCGAGAAGTACACTACACAAATAAACACCCGTGTGCGGGGTAGGCAGCTATCTATAAAGGTACAGTCTGAAGACTTAGGTGTTACGTGGCAGCTTGGAGCACCGCGATTTGATATACGTCCTGACGGGAGACGGTAGTGACTACTTACAATTCTATAGCACCGCGACTGCCTGATCCTCCAAAAGAATACACGCAGGCGTCATTTGAGCAGTTCAATAACGTATTACGTATATACTTTAACCAGCTAGACGATGCTATAAAAGAAGCCGCAGTGTCTACCGAATCTCAAGCGCAGGTGTGGTTCCTTGGCTAATCAATACAAAAACGCAAAGGTAGACCTTACTACCACTAATGCAACTACGCTATATACATGTCCGACATCAACCACAGCTATTGTTAAATCTATACTTGTGTCAGAAGACTCAGGCAATGCTGATACTATAACGGTAACACTTACCGATGCTGCTACTGCGGTGTTCAGTGTATTCAAGGTCAAGGCTGTTGGTGCTAACGCCACAGTAGAACTACTCACTGCACCTATAGTGGTAGAAGAATCGGAGATACTGAAAGTCACTGCCGCAACCGCTAACAGGCTACATGTTGTAGCTAGCTTGCTGGAGGTTACGTAATGATAGGTAGTTTTGGCGGATTCGGCGGTATGGGTCTAGGGGCACTTGGAGGTCTTAGTGGGTTCGCTCCCACCCCAGAACAAATACAGGAACGGCTGAAAGCCGCTGGGTTAGGTAGTTATACCCTTCCCGCGCCTGTCGCAGCACCTAGACCTGCACCTGTGACCCCCAAACCAACCTTTACCCCTCCCCCTTTGAAGTATGATCGTATGGGCAGGCCGATAGTTAATAAAATACCGGACTCTGCACTCCCTCCAGAACTGAGGGTTACACCCCCGCCGCCAGTAACACCCAGACCACAACCCGTGGCACCAGTAATGCCTGTTGGAAGAGCTTACACCTCTATAGGCTCAAATCTTAGGTCTGCGTATACACCTACTGCACCTATTGCACCTTCTCCTACAGGCACCGTTGCAAAACGTGGTGATAAGCGTGCTCCGGGGGCTAAACGGCCTGTTACGACAACATCACCTTCTACACCTGACTTCAGTGCGTTAGACGACCTTTTTACAGATGCACCTGTTATATATGATGAGGTCTTGGGAGCGCCTTTACCTACAAAGCCTGCATCAGTAAAACTTCCTCCTAATACGTTAAACGATCTTCTTGTTTTTGCGGAAGAAGCGGCTAGAAAAACATCACCTGAACTTAAATCAAGGGCACCTAAACCAACGCCTGTAACACCACCCTCTCCCGTTGCATCTGCACCCTTACCAGAAGGAGTACAGTCGGGAGGAAGGTACTACAAAAATCCAGTTACGGGCGATCCGATGTACCAGTCGCCAATGCCTAAACTCCCTGACGGCATGATGGGCGCTCAAGTAATGCCTACGCCAATCAATCTAAATACAGGTAAGCCAGAAAATATAGGTCTTGGTGACAAACCCGCACCAGTAACACCACCAAACAGAGTAGGTCAGCCTGTAAGCGGTGGGGAGTTTATACCCGAACCTACAACCTTACCGCCTAAGCCGGTAACACCTTCTACACCAGAAAGATCGCTCGGATTGCAAAAACGAATAGATGATATTGACGCAGGTGTTACATACGCCAGTTCCAATACACCTACAGAAAGAGCAGCAGCATATGCAGCCCCCCAGTTTGCCGAAATATCTCAAGGCTACAGGCTTTTAGGTGGTGCGGTTGACAGCTACAAAAAGAAACTGGACGAGGGCGCGGATTACTTTGATATTGATAACGTCGATCTAGTAGATGATTTTTACAATGCTAGCTTCAAAGACATTTTACGAACCGAAGGTGGGCTTTTCTCTCCTTTTGATCTCGTAGGTGGGGAAGCAACCATTGGTGGTGGTGAAATGCCTTCCGACGAAATACGTGTTGATAGAAACACATATTTTGACAAAGTAAATGCTCCCGACTACCTGCAAGACTTTCTACTTCCTGCTAAACAAGAAGATGCTGTAGCTGCTTATTCAAGTGTTGGTGATTTACAAAAATCATCAGACATTGCATCTGTCCTTAGTGACCACTATGGGTATGAAATAGAACCCACAAAGCAAAAGCTAGGTAAGTTTGGGGGAAACCTCGAAAAGCATACAAGCTCATCCCCACAGCGTCTGGCAGAATTTAATTCTTTTATAGAGCCTATCTTATCTGAGCAAATGCCTTATTTGCAGATGGTAGAAGGCTATAGTTATGAAGATGCCCTACAAGAAGCCTATAAACGTGACCCGATGTTGCAGGCGCTATACGCTAAATACGACGTAACGCCTCTTAGGTACACCAAAGATGGGTCTGAGTACCTATATGACCCATTTACTTACGGTGAAATTAGGACGTTTAAGGCAGATACGCCTAACTTCTTTGAAAAAGTCATTAAGGTAGTGCCTGCACTATTAGCTGCCACGGTATTAGGACCAGCAGCGGCAAGTCTTGTTGGAGCGGCAGGAGTTACAGGAGCTACGGCTACCGCACTAAGTGGCGCATTAGCAGGGGCAGGGGGGACAGCGATCACGGGTGGGGATACTAGCGACATCTTAAAAGCTGCCTTAACGGGTGGCATAGGGGGATATGCAAAAGGTCTTGACGCTGTAGCAAGCAGTACTGCCCTCGCCGCAGAAGGAGCCGCAGCAGGTAGCGAACTAGCATTAGCCGCAAGTGCCGCTGCAAAAACTGCCGATACGTTTGGTAAAGTAGTACAAGGAGCCAAGTTTGTAGACGCTGCGGTAGATGGAAATATAGCAGGAGCAGCTATTTCTGCATTTGGCCCCAAATTTACTAAAGCAGCGATGGACAAAGTTAACCTAAACGAAGAGTTCCTGAGTGGCTACAACATAGAGCAAGCAGATGTTGTTGCGGGGCTTGTTAAGACTGAACTTGAGTTAGCGAAAGGCACCGATTTTGGTGATGCCATAGGAAAGGGTTTTGCGGAATACATTATGGAAGGCGGTGCACTCGGCCCTAGCAATGTAAAGACCCCTGAGTTCATTAAGAAAATAGGTGATACGCTAGCAGAGAGTGGCAGGATGTTTGATGACGCACTGCTACAACCAGTAAAAGGGTTTGTAGAAGGTACTGTTGAAGTACTGGGTGACGTAGCAGAACCTGTGGTTGATGTAATTGAAGATGTAGCAGGTGCTGTAATAGAAAAAGCACCACTTATAGAAGACGCAGTTAAGGCTACAGGGGCAGCAGTGGAAGACGTTGTTAAGCCTATAGTCGATCCGATAATCGACGCCGCACCCGTTGTAGAAGATGCAGTGCGAGCAGTAGGGTCTACCGTAGACGACGTAATTATAGAACCAGTGAAAGAGTTAGTAGAAGAAGTGGCACCTGTCGTAGAAGACGTGGTTAAAGACGTAGGTTCTGCTGTAGACGACGTAGTTTTGCAGCCCGCAAAAGAAGTTATTGAGGGTGTGGTAGAGGCGATACCCAAACCAAGTTTGCCAGACATTGACCTACCTGACTTGGATATACCGCTACCTGATTTTGATGTGGCACTACCTACACCCACGTTTACGCCTACACGCACCCCTTCTATCGTGCGTACCCCCGGCATCATCGAAGAGCGTGGGGCTGAATTATTTGATCTTGGTGAGCAGCGAGAAAGAGAAATAGATCCAATAGACGCCTTTTTAGCCAGTCTGGCTGGTAGCGGCATGGCAAACGGTGGTGCGGTCAGAAGTTCTTATGGTAATCTTGACGAGCTGCTACGTATAGTCGGAGGCAAGTGATGAGCATACTAGATTTTCTTGAAGTCGCTAAAAACGAAGACTTTAACCCGCTAGAAGATGATCTTGCCGCTTATATGGGCGGTTCTAAATTTGATGACAAAGGATTTAGCTTAGATTTTCTCGACGCTTTAGGAACAGGAGATTTATCCGACTATTCCGGCAACTTTGACGATCAAGGTTTTAGCATAGATTTTCTTGATGATATTTTTGGTACATCTGGTGGCTTTGATGACGATATTTTTAGTGATACTTCTAATTTAGAATCTCTTCTAGCGGCAGCAAAAGGAGGCTCTAAAGGAAGCAAACCGAATACTTTTGAGAAATTTGTAGGTGCGTTTTTCCCGCAAGGTAAAGGGTCTAGCGGTGCTGGTGGATTACTTGAGCTATTAGGGCCACTAGCCCTAACCAGTCTCTTAAAAGACCGTGGTGCATTTGATCCTGATATAGCACCTGTTGGCTACCAAGGTAAAATACCCGAGTACACTGCAATACGAGAACAAGTTACAGGTAGAGACGATACAGACCGTCGCCCCGGCAGTGGTGGTAGACGCTATTTCTCCGACACCATGTACGCCAAGAAGCCTGAAGGCCAGCAGCCTATGTCTGTTGAAGAAGCTCGTGCCAAAGCTAAGGCACAAGCAGGTGGATTTATGGAAGGCGGTCAAGTGCTAGAAGACGGCGGCTACTTGCAAGGTGCTTCTGATGGACAAGCAGACCTAGTTCCCGGCGATATAGATGGCGTACAAGAAGCACGATTAAGCCACGGTGAGTATGTGTTGCCTGCCGATTTGGTAGCTATATTAGGTAACGGTAATTCTGATGCAGGTGCCGCAGCACTGGATGACTTTATGTCTTCAGTACGTAAGAAGGCCACAGGCACATCGAAACAACAGAAAAACATCGACGCAGATCAAGTGCTTGCGATGTTATCCAAGAGGATGTCGTAAGCTATGGTCGATACAGTAGTAGATCCCAATAGTCCTGTAGGAGAGATTTCCGGCAGTTCACAAGGGCTGTCCGAATTTGCTGGCCCCTATGTCGGTGAGATGCTCGGTAAAGCACAAGCACTTGCTAATACACCCTACCAAGCCTACGGTGGCCCACTTACTGCTGGCGCTAGCGGCCTACAAGATACGACCTTTGCTGGCTACGCAGGGTTAGATCCTAACCAACAAACTGGCATAGGCTCTTTCGGCGGGGATATGACCGCTGGTGGTACGTTTGGCTTTGGTAGTGCCGCAGGACAAGGGTACTCACCGGGATTTACCCCCGGTTCTTATGATCTGTCCGGTATGCAGCAAGGTACGTTCCAAAACACATACAACCCTACAGCATTTACTGGGCAAGCTGCACAACAGTACATGAACCCTTACTTACAAGCTGCGCTAAACCCGCAGATAGCTGAAGTCCGTAGACAAGAAGCTATCACGCAAGCCCAAGATGCCGGTAGAGCTACACAAGCCGGTGCATTTGGTGGGTCACGTTCATTTATTATGGATGCTGAAAGAGCGCGTAATACAGGGCAACAGATTGCTGATATTACTGGACAAGGCTACGCCCGTGCTTTTGATACCGCTCAAGGGCAATTTAACACTGAACAGCAGCGAGCTATGGCTAACCGTGATGCGCTCATGGGGCAGTTCAATGAACAAGAACGTATGCGCCAGCGTATCGCTGAAGTCGGCGTAGATCAGTTTAACAAAGAACAAGCTGGCCTACGTACTGACGAAGCTGCTCGTAGAGGACAATTCAACACTGAGGCTGACCGCCTATCTGCTTTTGACGAACGCCGTAGATCACAAGCAAACGAAGAAGCTCGACGTGAAGTAGAGCTACAAGAACGCGAGCGTGAGCAGTTTAACGAGCAGGAACGTCGCAGAATTGCAGCAGAAGAAGCTGACCGTCGCTATGGCCTCAGTGCGCTGCGTGATATGGGTGCGGCAGGCGAACGCCAACGAGGTATTGAGCAAGAAGGTATTACCGCTGATTACTTACAGTACCAAAAAGAACAACAGTACCCATACGAACAACTACAGTTTATGCAATCTATGCTACAAGGTCTGCCAATTACTGCCACATCTCGTCAGTTTGTTGAACCCGGAGGGTTTCAAGACTTATCTGGTGGTTTAGCAGGGCTTCTTGCACTTCTTAGAGGAGGGCAACAGAGTGCTAGCTAATCCCCTCAGCCAGATCGAACGCACGAAAGACGCTTATATGGGCAGACCCCAAGAGCTAGAAAAACGTGCCAACATGACCAAAGAACTGGTCGATTTGCTTGCCATGCAGCAGCTCAAGAAAGATCTTGATGCAGTAAAGCGTAACCAAGCCATGCAAGCGCAAGGCAACCCTGCGACGATCAAAGATCAAATGCAGCAGGGGCTTATGGGCGAGTACCGCCAACAAGCTGCCAAAGAAATGGGCGTAGGCCCAAGCGAAATGGATACTGTAAATCGTGCACAACAGGGTATGCCTCAAGGTGACCCACGTATGCCACAGGGCGCTCCACAACAGATGCCACAGCAGCCACAAGGTGTTATGAGCCAAGCACGTCCAGTGCAGTTAGCTGGTGGGGGCATTGTTGCGTTTCAAGAAGGTATGAGGGTCGGTGCTCCAGAAAAAGCAGGGCTTTTTAGTCAGTTTAGTTTACCTGATATGGACGCCGTACGTCTTGCCGAAGAGCGTAGAAGAGCTGAGAGGGCCAGAGCTATTGCTGCTGGTGGAGACTACCCAGAAAACATTACCGCTGAAGAAGCCATAAAAGCAGTTAATGAAGCCTTGGCTGAACCATCGGTAAAGGCCCGACGTAAAGAAGAGGCTGCTCAAGCTAAAGCTGATGAGAAGTTTGAACTTTCCTCAGAAGATATAGCGATGTTAGATGAAGCGATGCGCCCCGCAGAAAGACCGAAAGTCGTACCCCCTGCCGGTGCTGACACTACTGCTGGGGGTATAGCGGGTGTTAGTAGTGAACGAACACCACCTACATTACTTGACCGAAGGCAGCAGACGCTAGATCAAATAACTTCTATGGCGGAGGTTGAGCCTTATCAACGGGATCAAGACCTAACAGCGATGCTTAAAAAGCAAATGGCTAGAGACCCCAGTGCAGAGGGCATAGCCGCAATAGAACGCATCAAAGAGCTATCGGGGCTAGAAGAAAGCCGACGTATGCTGGAAGCCCAGCGGAGCCGTTTGAGAGAAGACTATGAATCAGCCGCTCCTTCACGTAGAGATAACTTAATAGACCTACTCACTGCTGGTGGTAGAGGCGGCATTACTGGCGTGGGTGTGCGAGATAGACAGCTACGTGGAGCAGAAGCTAAACGCCGACAAGAATTTACCGCTGGTTTAGCGAATATAGATAACACTGCTATGGAGCTACAAAGGTCGGTAGGTACTTCGGCAGCCAGTAACTACGAGACGGCTGCAAAGACCGCTCAAGGGGCTATAAGTTCAGCAGTGGCTACACTACAACAAGCTGATGCAGCGGGTAGAAGTGACTATTTAGATCGCGTCAAGCTGAAAATGGGCAGTAAACAAAGTCTTCTATCTCACCTAGAAAGCCTGAGTAGAGACGAACAGGCAGCGGCAAGAGCCGTTTTAGATGAAAAGCGGCTTAATGCTGATACCGCTTTAGGCATACAAAGAGCTGCGGAACTGACTATAAGTCAAGCGTCAGAGCGCATGATGGAAGTTCGAGAGAATGCAGAGCGAACGTTCGCAATGGAGTTGACAGCGGCAACTAACTCTGGCGACGATGCAAAAGTTGAAGAGGTACTTACTCAAATTAAAGAGAAAGCTGCTGAAGATAATGCAAATGACACTGCTTTAATGATACAGGCTAATGCTCGCTTACAAGCCGCAACTAATATGCTTATCGGGCAAGGGGCGAGTACAGAAACAGTAGAGCTTGACACTGAACAGTCCGCCGCTCTTAGTAGTGCTGGAGTCTAAACCGTGGCAACGGCTTCGATAGCCAAAATAAAAGAGGCTATACAAGTACTAGAAGCTCGTGGCGATATGGCTGGGGCTACTGCGTTACGTAGAAGTCTGCCTGATACATCCACACGACAGCCTAGCTTCTTAGATGAAGCAGAAGAAATACGCGCTGACATACGTAGGCGTAGAGAAGAACGCCTAGCCGCACAAACTCCTGAACCCCGCGAAACCGGCATATTCGAGGACATTACCTCTGGATTCGGTGCAGGTGCCGTTGGTGTAGGTGAGATGGCTGCGCTTGGCCTTGCGGCACCGCTAGAAGAGCAAAGTGAACTTGCGGCGCGACAACGAATTCAGTCTATTGCCGAGTCCTTCCGTCCTGAAGGCGGCGACCCAGAGTCTGTTACCTACAAACTAAGCTCCGCACTTGGGTCTATAGCGGGCCTTGCTGCCGTGCCTGTTGCTGCGGGTCTAGCTGGTGCCCCCGGCGCTGTAGGTCTAGGTCTTGGTGCGCTTGCTGCTGGTGCTGCCGGTACTGGTGAAGCAAGTGAACGTGCCCGTGCGGCTGAAGCTACCGAAGAAGAACGTGGAAGCGCCGCCTTGCGGGGTACAGCAATCGGCCTGTTGGATATTCTACCCATTACGCGGGTAGTTAAGTTTGCCGACATGCCCAAGCTAGAAGCACTACTAGATAAGATACCGCCTGATAAGGTCGAGACCATAGGTGAACGCATTTATAGCGCGGGTATAACGGGTGGTGCAGAAGCCGCGCAGGAAGCTGCATCCAACATACTGCAAAACCTTAACGAGCAGGAGTACAACGCTGCTGCTCAGACATTTGGTGGCACCGCAGAAGAAGCCGCACTGGGTGGTGGAGCAGGTGCCATCTTGCAGGGACTTGTTGATCTATTTGCCCCACGACGAGCAGGCAAAACCGTTGGTGATGCTGTTGAAGAGACTGATGTACCGGCAGGCACTCAACTTGAACTGTTCGATGACGCAGAAAGGCGCACTCCTGAGATAGATGAAGTCATAGACGACATAGATCAGGAAGAGCGAGACAGGCTATTTGAAGGGGAACGTGCCGCTGAAGCAAGTCCTGACCAGTTACCGCTGCCGGGGCTAGAGCCAGAACGTATTGGGCCACAGTTACAGGGGTTACCTGCGCCCGAAGGTGAGACCATTGCTGGTGAGACGTTAGCTGTAACACCAGAAGGTGAGGTGTTAGGTAGACAAGAAGCCTTAGATCGAACCAACTTACGTGACAGAGAACAACAGATTACTGAAGAGCCAGTATCTGACGAAGTGCGGACAGGTAGAGAACGTGCTGAGATTGCTCAACGAGAACAGCCTGACCTATTTCCGACTGAACTTGCTGTAGCAGAAGAAACCGCCGTAGAACCAGAAGTCGTACCTGCGCCCGAAACACGTCCTGTCACAGAAGAAGACCTTACTACCGCCGGTTTCGCGCCGAATGCTGCCGTGCGTAAACGCGTTATAGGTAAAGACTTAGACGACCCAGAAGTTCGGGTTGAGCTAACTAACGAAGCTAACCGACTAAAATCTCAAAAGGTTCGGCGTGGTGTTACCCGATTGCTAGAAGGAGTGCCTAGTGAGCAACGTGATCTACCTACCCCACCCAAAAGAAAACCTGTTGCAGAAAGAGATCGAACAGGCGATGCGGTTGATTTACAAGGCGTGGGAGTCACAGCAAGCGGTCAAGATCCCGTGGCAACTGATGCACCTGACAGAACAACAGTGGGAGATGTTGGAAGAAGCGTTGGACGACCTGTTTCTGGAACAAGAGCAGAGCCAACTGCATTAGCAGAGCCAACTACACCTCCTACTCGTGAACTAAGGGTCGAGATAGCTGATGCTAGGCGTGCAGTGGCAGAAGCAGAGCAGGCGTTGGCGACAAGGCCAACACAAGAAAATCAGCGCAGCCTAAACAGAGCAGAAAAGCAGTTTCGGAACGTGCTTGCGGCAGGTATTAACGCCAACAAGCAACTCCCTGATGTAGACGTAGAAGTAGTACCTCAAGAAACTGTGGAGCTACAACGTCGCGCACAGCAGGTTATGCCAGCTACTGCCGAAACTACACCTACTGTAGAAGAAGTTTTAGCGAAGGAACCCACACCCGCCCCGGTAGAACCTGTCGTAGAAGAATCCACAGCGGATGTGGACACACGTACCCCTCAACAGGTCAAGGCGGACAACCAAAGTCTACTAGCAGAACGCCGTGCAGAAAGAGACAGGCTCGTAAAAGAAGAGGGTTTAAGCAAGGCAGAAGCCATGCGAATAGCGTCTGAGCAAATTCTTTATGCGCCGCCTAGCAGTTCTTCAGATGTGCTAACTGCACCACTACCTGATCCTGTGAAACGTGCCGTACGCAAAAACGAACTGCGGCGTGCCTTGCTAGAACTGTCTGACAGGTCAGGAGATAAGTTCATATCGCGCATAGCGAAGAAGCTATCCGAGTTTAGTGGTGACACTAGGATAATTACAGCCACAGCCGCTCAGTTAGGCACTCGTGGTGGGTTGCAGGTTGACGGATTGTTCTCTCCAAAAGACAACACGATAATACTGGATGGCGATTACGCTGACTCTTACGTCCTTCTGCATGAAATGGCGCACGCGGCAACAATAAATGCCTTACGTAACCCGTCCAACCCCACAGCTAAAAAGCTAACCAAGCTGTATGAAGGCAGTAAAGAGTTTTTATCTGGGCAGTACGGGGCTACAAACGTAGAAGAATTTGTAGCAGAAGCGTTCACTAACCCTACCTTTCAAAGCGAGCTAGCTCGAATCAATCCAAAGGGTAGGCCGCTTAGTGTCTGGCAAGAATTCGTCAGGGTTGTATCTAACTTCCTCGGCCTTGGTCAGCGGGGCACCGCGCAGCGTGAAGCAGAACTGCTAATCGAAGAGATACTGGCACCCGCTGCTAAACACCGTGGCGCACCCATGTTGGCATCTCTGTCCGATCCTGCTGGTGTGCGAAAGGTAGAGCAAGGAATAAAAGACTCATTACCTAAAGGGTCGATAGCTCGCGCCGTAGAGAAAGTATCTGACAACTATAGGGCGCTCACTGCTGGACAGACTGAAGTTGGGCTAAAACGTAAGATACTTGGTTTCTTACCTAACAACGCCGTCGAAGTAGAGCTTGAAAGGGCTGGAGTAGCGGGCGTAAATGAAGTTTTTGCTGCCATAGAGAATC